ATAGCCATTGCGTGAGATAGAGTCAATGTTCTTTGAAATACGTTGACGCATTGTAGACTGAAGTTGATTTACAAGCGCAACATCCCAGTATCCAATAGTACGTGCAATGTCTAGACCAAGGGTTGCATCTAAATCTTCTAAAACTTTATAGCGTTCGCCTGTTGTCTTGGCGCCAAGGAAGGCACTTACCCAACGATTGCGATATTCCGCTGCTGTTTCAAATTTATCAGGTGCAGTCTGAATTTTATTTGAACCATTCTTAAAAAGAATCAAGTCATCAAACTGTGAGTTTAATTCTACAAGTCCATCAAGCGGACGGGCGCCTGAAAATGTTACAAATCCTAGTGGTTTGTATGTTCCAGCAAAGCGAACTAGGTTTACAAGCATACCTTCTTTACGAGTTCCAAGAATGCGCTCTTCAATCCAGCCGATTTTACTAAAATCTCGTGTTACTGCAGCAGCCTTAAGTTCATTAAGTTGAGTACGTCCCTTTGCAAATACATTTTTTGCAAATATAGGCTCTATAGGAAATACATCTGTCTTAGCCATTGAGACAATGTTGCCCGATGGAGACATAAACGCATCGTAAACACGTTGATGCTCAGGATTCTTTTTGATTGCATCTTCAAAAGCATCACGAATGCGCTCAATCGCAATACCTTCTGGTTGATAAATGTCGTTATCTAAAAGATTCTTTGCACGGATTTGTCCTGGCAAGTCGCCAAGTTCAGCAAGGTCAGACTTAGCGTTGCGTGAAAGGCGGTCAAGAGCAGGAAGATAGCCCTTATCTGCAAGAATGAAATCTTTGATAAGCGATGGGTCTTCAGCATCAATAATCAGTGGGATGAGTCTGTCGTTATTACTATAGCGAGCAACAAAGTCAGATATTAGAACTGAATCTTTTGTATCAGCAACTTGCTTAATTTCACTGGCAGCAACAGATTGCTTACCCAATTTACCGTCAGAATAAATATATTGAAGTCCATCGCTAAGTTCTTTGTCAAACTGAGTTAGTGCTTTACCTTTTGTTAGAAGTCCAGCAGCACCCAGGGCTGCACCGACTCCTTTACCAGCACCGCGACCCACGAAAGCAATAGCAGCATTAGATACAACAAAATCACCAACGCCAGTGTAGTAGCGACCTACAATATTTTCTGAAAAATTCTTTTTAACATTTTGGTCATCCCAAAGGTCAATCTTATCTACTTCAATTCCACCAGCCTTGAACACTGTATTAGATACAGACTTAAGTAGTGGATTCAAGTCGGACTGCGTAAGCGCTACGAATGCTGACACGTCTTCGCTGCGCTTGTAAGCGCGAGCAATATCGTTTAATTGGAAACCTTTTTCATATTTTCCAGGAGCATATAGGGGGGAGTTTACGTCCGTAACAAGACCATACGTTGAGATTGGACGTGTTATAAAAGGAGATATAACTTTTTCATTTGCAGCAACTGCAGCCTTAAGCATAAGGTCGCTTGATACAGCCTGTTTATTTACTTCAAAAGCAAGGTTTTCTTTTATACCCTGCTGTGCTGCAGCAGAAAGACCAGACTCTGAAAGCATTCTAGATGTTCCAATATTTATACCAGCCTGTGTAATTGTAGGAACAATTGCCTGAGCAGGGGATGCAATTCCACCTATTACAAATTCACCAGCAGTTTTAGCGCCACCAAGAATTGCACTACCAACTGGCTTGGCGATATTATTAAGAAAGTCATTCCATAATGACATTACTTATCTCCGCCCTTTGGTTGGTCGCCAGTAATGGCTACAATAAAATCATCTCTTTCTTCTGGGCTATCCCAAGGTACTAGAGCAAGTTGCATAACAATGCCAGCATTTTCATAACCTAAAGAATTTGCAAATTGGTCAATGTTATCAAAAAGAGTTCCGCGCATCCATTGCTGCATTACATTTGTCCTTGCGGCATTTGCTCCAACAAAGAATTAACGAAACGTTTGTATGAATCAGGAGCACCTGGAATGCGTGATGCGTCTACTAATGCTGGAATATATTTAGAAATAATTTGAAGATTCTCTTGGTCACGAACGTCTCCAGTAATTCCTCTTGGAAGAACTTCTGGACCTGGACCAGGACCTACAGATGCACCTGCAGTAATTGGCTCATCTGGATTATCTGTATCAGAAAATAGTGTATTTATCCCACCACCCATTGCACCAGCCAAATTCATTGGAGCACTCTTTGGTGTTGCTGCCATCGGTGCTGCTGTTTGCTGTGCCATTGTTTCTTGTCCTTGTCCGTAAGGAAGACCTGAGATGTATCGTGCTGGTTGACCTGACTGTCCAGCGCCACCTGTAGCAGAAACATTTGCTGGATTATTCTGTGGTGCGGTTGGACGCATACCTCCACGATTTTCAGCCATTGTTCCTCCTACTTAATATGTTTAAATTGAGTTTTTGATAGATATGGTTTTGCTGTAAATGCTGTTAACTTACTTGCAATTTCCATTGCCTCATAAGCATCAGCACCAGCGTGCAGTGCGCCTAGCGCATACGCTGCTCCTGAACCTGCTGCGTAAACATTAGTGTCAGATTTAGATACTGAACACTCTTGGTCTACGTCAAATATTTCTCCACCTACAGCAATAATAAACTGAAAGCGCATTTCTTTTGTATCTTCATCAAAGTTGTAGCCATTCTCAGATAAGCATTTACGTAGAGATGGCATAGCCTTGGCTATCATAAAATGATATAGGTCTTTATAATCAGCCTTAGCGGGAACTGGTGGTTCCCATATATGTTGTGCTACATCGCAAGGTAAAACTTCTCCAGAACCTGCGACTAAAAAGTGTCCCCGTTCAGCAATCTTCTTAACATCAGGGTGATTATAAATTCGCCCACTGTCATCAGTTGTCTGACTGTCAGCAACAATTACTGCACTGTCTTTATATTCCAAGCCGATAATTGTTGTCATTGTCCCCTACTTAATTAACCTCGTGTAACTACTCTTGCGTTTCCTCTGCCAGATGCTGTTAGGCTTGTAAGAATTGATTGAATGTCTGGAGCAGGTTGTGGAAGTTCTATTGGTGCTTGCCCTTCTGGTGGAAGAGCGCCTCCTGCTGGAACGCCAGTGGGAGCAGGGGACGGTTGCTCAACCATATTCGGTGCCCCAGCAGGAGGAACTGGTTGCTGCGGAGTGAATGTGGCTTCAATCGCGTCTTCTAGTGCTTGACCCTTTTGACGAGCCTTGATAACCGCAGCAATCTTATTTACCATATCTGATGGGTCTTGTCCCTGAGTTGCCATCGCAGGAATTGCTTGAGCCATAGCAGTAATGCCTCCAAGGAGAGCAGTACGCATATTCTCAATTTCAATCTTTTCAAGTTCTTGTGTAACGTTTACAGTGAATGGAAGTTCACGCATTGCCATATCCTTAGAGATAAGACCGCCACCCAATGCCTGAAGCATAAAGATAAGTCCCTGTGCTGGGTTTAATCCAGCCAACATTCCATAACGAACATCTGCAGAATAATCTTGCTTGATGTCCTTTGTTGGTTTGTATGTAATTTCATAAGGTGAACCAGAGTCAACGCCACGAATTGTCTTCTCTTCTGGGAAAATCATTTCGTCTACTTCAAAGCAGATTGAAATTACATCACGAAGAGTTGCAGCAAAGATGGCTTGTGCTGATTTAACTTGTGTATCAAAGGCTCCCATAAGAGCCTGTACGCCTTGTCCAGTGACGATAGAAGCATCAATGTTTCCTGTACGTCCTTCAGGATAACGTGTGCCTACACGAAGTTCTTGATTGAGTTGTGCTTGTTCAGTGAATGCACCTTGTGGAAGTGATAGTTCTACACGGCGTACACCTGCTGGGTTTGAAGTACGGATAACCGCATCTCCACCCAGTTGTAGTTCTTGTACATCTTGTGGAAGTACAATAGGAGCCTGTACAGATTTCTCTGCAGCCTCCATAGCAAGCAAAGCAAAACGATTGCGAAGCAATTGAATGCCAAGTACATCGTCAAATTGTCCACGTAGTTCACCATCAATAGATGGCTTACGTGCAACAACAACCATCATTTTACCAAGAGGATTGTTAGCACGTGAAAGAACTAAGTCGCCCTTTGATGGAATGTAGATAACTGACTGGTCTTTGTCGTAATAGCGAATCATCTCAACCTGGTGATTAAGGTCTTGCTTATAGCCGTAGCCGCCTAGCAATTCTCTTTCATACTCAGGAAATTGTGAGACAAGTTCGCCTAGTGTCAGTGTGTATCGTTTTGCAAATGCAACACAGCGTCCATAGCGGTCAAATTCTGGGTAAGCCCCAATAGGATTTTCTATGCGGATGCGTGGCAGTTTGCTTTCTTCGTCTAATTCAATAATGAAAGGGACGAAACCATATGTTATGTACCAGTCGGCTCCTGAGTACATTTGGACCGCGAGGTCAGAGTGCTGAAAATAATTAGAAGCAATGCGAGTTCTCTTATCCGCGAAACTACGAGCACGGTCATTAACCGCATTCGCTGCCGAGCAGTTGACGGCTGGTAGTGGTGCCATAACTTCGGATAAGTCGCGGGCAACAATGTCAATAAAATTCGCAACGACATTTGCGTCTACTCCATCTGGAAAGAAGTCAGGATAAACTTCGGCAATCTTTCCTTTACGGACAGCAAGAACGTCAAGGTTACGAGCATCGCGCTCATTGTTACGATAGCGCAACGCAAGAACGCGAGCAGCAATCTGTTCCATTGATAAAGCCATTGTTGTCCTAACGATTAAAGGGAAAAATTATTTAGAATTAATTTTAATAACTTTTTTAGATGGGTAACCGTACTTGTCGTATACTGGGTCAAGACTTTCCGCTCTATCTAATTTTGTTTGTGTTGGATTTCTCTGACCCTTTGCAGGAGTTTTATTTGGGTTAGAGTTAACCTTTATGGTTGAACCTGTATTTTTATAAACAGGGTTAACGCTTTTAGCACCTACGCCAGTAATACCGCCTACTGCTCGTTGTGATAATTTCTTTGCAATAACTCTTGCTGCAGCGGCTGCGGCTGCTCCTATGATTGGTGCTGGCATTTTATTATCCTTATCCGTATTGGTCAGACCATTGGGAGGCGAATGCCTCGTCTAAATTAAGTGACCCTCTGTTTGACTTTTGTGCACGAGTAGCCCAACGGTTCTGTGCATATTGACCTACGCGACTTGATGTTTGCATTAACTCACGGATGCGGATGACCGCAAACCAGAGAGCCATTACGCAGTCGGTAGGGTTTCTAGTATCAGGCTTCCACGTAATAAGTTGCTGTACTAGCGCCTTAAGACCTTCAGAGCCTTCATTGCTTGGTAATTCAATTAAGTTGTTATCTTGGAAGCGACCATCACGGGTGTTTCCAAATAGCGTAGCCATAGATGCCACACCAAAAGAAGTGTCCCACTTGTTCTTACCAGTGAAGTGTGAGTTCAACTGGCAGCCATATGAGGCTAGAAAGTTTCGCAAGTTATCATCTAAGGCGTAAGCCTTCTGATGAGCATTGATTTCAATTCTTAGTTCTTGTGGGCGGTACTTCTCAACCCACTCTTCAATCAAAGTCTGAATCTTGGCTGGCGTAGGCTCAGTCATATTGATGCAGTCAAGAATATAAATCTTGCCATCACTACGATTGTAAGTTGCTACTACTGCAGCCGTTGCACCTGCCATAGCAGGGTCAAGACCGATAATGGTATAACCAGATTCTATATGCCTTGGATGACCTGGAGTTCCTTCTTTGAGAGGTCCACGCTTACGCATTCCGTTGACTGAACCTGCGACACAAGTTGGTGAGAAGATAGAGTCTTCTTGCACGTCTTCTTGTTGGTAGACCATAGCCCAGACAGATGGCGCAACTTCAGAGCGCCTCTTAAATAAAGAGGGTCCATCCCATTTCGGATAAAGTCCATCAGGTCCCGCCTCGTCAATTTCATTTTCTTGTAAATTAGATTTTGCCCACAACGTCTTCCAGTTTTCAGGCTTCTCATCAAATTCAAGAACGGCTGGCATAGCACAGTAAGTGAAAGGGGTCTTGCCACCTGACCATTGTCCTGGGTCACGAATCATTTTATAAAGGTCAATGGGCGCGACACGGGTTCCTACGATAAGCAGTTTTCCGTGCCGCCCCAGACGTGTGATAACTTCCTTCTGAAGCCATTCAATTTGCTTCTCCCACTCGTGGGCATTTGAGTTCATCACAACATCGTCTAGGATGATTAGGTCGGCACGAGCACCGTAAATCTGTGAACCAAATCCAAGAGCCTGAACCGTAGGGTCCTTCTCGCCTGAATCACGTCCCGTTCCTAGGTAAATCATATCTGCTGACCATTGGGTTGCATCAGCCTTGTATCCGCCATTTGGACCAAACGCAGTTTGGAGTTTGATATAGGCGGGGTGGCTTAGGCGGGTCTTAATCGCACCTAAGAATTTTCTAGCCATACCCTGAGTCTTAGAGACAATGATGACTCTGGCATTCGGGTTGGTCACTATGTTGTAAAGGACATAGTTGGTTGTAATCGTAGTTGACTTGGCGTGCTCAGGGGGTACGTTGATAAGTACACGCTTAGGGTCGCCAGGCTCATAGGTAATCCCAGGTGGCAACCAAGATGGCTCACGACCTTCAATCAGGTCTAGCCAGTCAAGTTGGTGTTCAAAGAGTTTAGCGTCTAGGAACTGCTCACAGAAGTCGGGGAAGGATATGTTCTTTAAATCCCCTAAGTCGGCAATTACACCCTTACCCGCTAGGCGGGCTTTGTCGGCTCGTTCCTTAAAGGCTGGGTCATTCATAGACCATTGGCGGAATGTGACATCGTTTCGTCCCACAGATGCCATAGCAGCCGTAATGGTTGAACCCTGGCTCAGTTGGATGAGAACTTTCTCCTGGGCTTCGCCCTTTGGGATGTTCTGAATTCCAGGCTTACGTCCCATTAAATTTGCCCCTTAAATCGGTCATATAACGCTACCGTTAAAACGGCATAACTCTGGCTGTCTACCTACGAAGTAGGTTATATATTTATATATTATATATAACGAACGAGCGTAGTCCCAAACGAAGCGAGTTCGTTTAGAACTATAATAATATTAATTATTACATATATAGATAACCCGTTGGAAACGGGTAAACCGAACACTTATTATTAAAATATTTTAAAAAAGTTGCCCTCTGGGGCAAAAGTGCTGGTCAGAAGGTACTTATATATAGGGGGCTATTATATAACAGGAATTTTTTACTGGAGTATATGTATATATATGCTCGCAGATTTAATAACCCTAGGGTCAAAGACCTTGATTCTGCTCGCCATCTTAAACCC